ACCAGGCAGCCGGGCTTGCGGCGCTTGACCAGCTCGGCCAGCTCCATGGTCAGGGCGCGGTTGCTCTGCCAGAGCGAGAAGCCGACCACGCCGGGATCGCCGCGCAGTATCTCGCCGCGGCCGCCGCGACCAAGATCCTGGTCTACGACCACCCGGATCAGCGCTTCACCATGCAGGACGACGGGGATACCACCAACATGACCGCCCTCAGCGAGGGCGCGAACGCGTCGCCGATCCTCACCACTGGGAACACGACCTCGCTCCGGAGCGCGCACGAGATCGACGCCTCATCCATCTCGGTGTTGACCGAGTTCCCGCTGCGCATCCAGCGTCTCCACCCCGTCGAGGCCGATAGCTACGCCTCCGCGGCAGGCTCTCCCCGCCGGTGGATCGTCTCCATCAACCCCGGCTACCACCAGCTCGCCACGTCGAGCGGGATCTAGGGAGGGCCCTGAGCCATGGCGACCCTACGAGTCAACCTGCCCGATCTGTACCTCTCGCGTCTCGCCTTCCTCGACGACGTCCTCATGGACGAGATCGACGTCGAGGATGGCGTGGTGCCCAAGGTCTTCTCGATCCGCAACATGGGCAACCGCCCGATGGTGCGCACCACCACCGTCGCCTCCTTCGGCCAGGTGCCGATCAAGGCGGAAAACGCCAACGTCACCTATGACGAGCTGGCGCAGGGCTACGATGTCACCTACCAGGCCGATACCTACGCGCTCGCGTTCAAGACCTCGAAGGAGGCCCTGGACGACGAGCAGGAGGAGTCGGTTTCGGATGCGGCGCGGGCCCTTGGCGCGTCCTTCACCTACAGCTACAACCTCGACCACGCGAACGTGTTCATCAACGGCTTCAGCTCCACCACAGGGAGCCCGGACGGCTCGGCGCTCTTCGTCACCGACCACACCCTCGTGGGCGGTGGCACCAACGCCAACCGGGCCACGACTCACTCTGATCTCTCGACGGCCGGGATCAGGGAGGCGCTCAACATCTGCGGGGACACCGTGGATGACGCGGGCAAGCTCACGCCGTGGGCGCCGAAGATCCTGCTCGTGCCGCGTGAGCTGTCCTGGCTCGCCAAGGAACTGATCCATTCCACCGACCGATCGGATACGGCCGATCGGGCGACGAACGTGTTCAAGGACGATCAACTGGTCGTCATCAGCTGGCAGTACCTCACCGATGCGGATGCCTGGTTCCTGCTGGACGCGCCGGGCAAGCACAACATCCGGTCCTACTGGCGTGAGCGGCCGAACACGATCCACGACTTCGATTTCGACGCGACCGCGATGAAGGTGCAGATCCGCGGGCGGTGGAAGCGGGGCTGGTCGGACTATCGGCGCACGTGGGGCAGCGCCGGGGCCTAGCGGTTCACCCTTCACCCTCCCTATCCCCGGGTTTGACCGGGTAAGCGGGAGGCGGCGGGCCATCCTGTCGCCTCCCGCCAGGTAGGCCAAGGAGCGCATCATGGGACTGTCAGGCGTCAGCGGGCCCTTCACCGGGGCCTATCAGACCTTCAACGCACACATGGCGTCCTCGTTGCCTGGCGCCACCAACTCCCATACCGTCTGGGCCTATCGGGTGGCGACCGGAATGCAAGTCACCATCTTCCAGGCCCAAGCGTCCTGCAATTCAGGCGGCAACGGCGGCACCGTCGATGTCTTCGATGACGGGAGCACGATTCTGACGGCGCCCATCGTGTTGGCGACCAACACGTACCAAGTCGGGGCGCTGGCCACGCCGCTCGGCGTGGTGGTCGAGGCGCTGTCCGTACTCACGGCGACGATGTCCTGGGGCAGCGGGCAGGCGCCCGTGCGTGATGTGACCCTGTCGATTCTCTGGGCGCCGACCGGCAACACGCACCCGAGTTCGGTGCGCAGCGCCTTCGAGTAGGCCATGAGCCACGCGCTGGCGAATCTGCCGAATCTGGTGGTCTCGGCGATCACCGGCGTCACCACGTATGCGTCCTCGAATGCCATCGCCGGGTTCGAGGACGCGGATGTGGTGACGATCTTCGCGCCGACGCTCACGCAGGTGCATGAAGTGCAGGTCAACGCCGATCCGGCGGCCGCCACCGGGTCCTCCGGATGGGCCACCCTGACCTCGGGCGCGGTCAACGTCATCGTGGCCTCGGGCACGGCGGTGACGATCACGGATGTCGCGTTCGGGTCCTTGCGGGTGCTGGCGCGG